CACATTTGGCAGCAGCCATCTCTTCTGATGATCTGTTCTCTTATCCTTCTCCATTGAGAAGTAGAACCTTTGTTAGTTAAGCTTGACATAGTGACTCTTATAGCAATGAACGCAGAAGGCGTAATGAATATCCTGCTCGTGGAATGAGCAGAACTTATGACCAAGCAACCAACACAATAGTCCTCGAATCATTGCCAACCCTTTACCTTGAGATGATGTAACGCCTTGCAGTAATCAGGCTCATCATACTTGGTAATGCCGTATCTGTGTTGCACATACTTCCAGTAGAAATAGAACTGATAGTCATATGGTGCATCTATTAGCTTAGTATTGCGTATCTGGTAATACCCATAATGACTACCATTAACAGCGTTAATCCTAAATGATGATTCTCTAAAGACTATTTCGTTATGACAATTGTATTGCTTATCAGTTAATTGATAATCAGCTAGTTCTTTGATGTTTGTATAAGGATCTATTGAGCCTATCCCTACTGCAGTACTCTGCATAGATAGAGATATCCCAATAACGATGGCTACCGAGCGGGCTATCCGCAGCGCGGCCCGCTCTGAGCCCTTGATGGGCTCTAGCCTAGAGTGTACCGACCCTGTCAACTTAGATTTAACCAAGACAGCACATAACCGCAGGTCAGAGCCTATATTTCTTAATCCTTGCAATGAGCGTGTCGCTCTAATTATCGGTTGAGTAGAAACCGCTTCCCTTAAATTGAATACTAGGAACGCTGTAAATCTTCTGCATCGAGCTGTGACAGAACTGGCATGTGACTGTATGTGGTTCATGGATACTCATTTCCTTCTCGTAGCGCAAGTTAGCCTCGCACTCCTCGTTGGTACATTCGAACTCATAGATTGGCATTAGTGGCCTTCTCGCATGTCCGGCATGGGACTTCCTTTAACTTCCACGATCCACATATTGTGCATCTCTCAGGCTCTAATTGTACTGAATCCTGCTGGATATCGCCGTAACCTGCTCTAAGCAATAGTTGAACCAAGTCTTGAAATCGCATAAACGCCAGATACTCTGAAGCATCCTCACCTTGGGAATTCATGCGACACACCACCGCGCTCAGCTCCTTGCCTTGCGCTCTCTTCTCCACTTGTTTCAACCATGCTAAGGGCTGGAAATCGCTTCTAGCCTTGACTTCTATGTCGAACGGGACATTATGAATGTCTTTTCCAGACCCTCTACCGATGCTTGCGCTTCTCCACCATTGCGAGAGATAGGTTGCGACCACTCGCTCAGTACGAAAGCCTCGATGTTTCCTGCTTTGGCTAGGCATTGATTAGGTTATGCCTTCCCAGCAGAATTGACTGTGCCGCATTTGTCACACTTCCATTCGTTCTGTAACGCCCTTTGTTTAATCTGTTGAACTGTTGGAGGCGTATTACATAACTGGCAGATAATGGCAAAGCCTAACTTCTGTAGATCGTAGGCTGCTGCCTTTGCAGCTGCTAATTGCTCATCGGTTGGGAATTGCTCCCACTCATCATCCATATTACGGAAATATAATTTACCCACGTTTCACCTGTGGCTTCCACTTACCTGTTTCTTTGTCAATCTCATACCAGATAGGATCACAAGGCACTTGACCCCCAGGCATATCTCTTGTGCTGGACTCTGGGCATCGCCACATTCCGTATGGCTTACCTGCTTTAGAAGTTCCTGTTTTCCATACACGCGCACCATGGATACAACTCTCGTCTGTCGGAGTGCCACCAAGGACATCCTTGACCATCGAGACTGCTTGTTCCATAGTCTGAACTGGTGCTGCTTCTTTTATCGTCCATGGATCATCTTCCTTTGGTACTGGAACATATTCCTTTGAGGTTTGAGCCATCTTAGCCTTTACCTCTGCCACTACGTTCTGTGTCTTGGCTACTTCTTCCATGCTTTCCCTCGTAGCAGTCTTGCTTGAGCCTTTAAGCAGAATAATCGCCCTGCCTAAAGCTGACGTGGCTGTATCTTCGCAGTAGTAGCGAGCCATGTTGCGGTTAAACAGGTCTCTTGCACCAAAGGCTATGTTGGATACTGCTGGCATAGCATCCGCGCTGTCTCTATAGATTTCAGCTCTGACTCGGATATAACCATTTACAGGATCATGAAACTCTGTTACTAGATTAGAACGACCCATCGGATAGTTCTCAATAAACCAACGATTTAGTGTCGCCACATCTTCGTAATCTTCTAAATTAAACATAAAGCTCATTCTCCTCTGTAGCTAGTTGAGCCGAGATTGCGGCATACGCACACAAGTCGATGAAAGTATCAGTCTTCGGGGTTTCCATTGATCGTGCGATTTTGACCAATGCCATACACATTGCAACCTGATAATCCGTAACTGGCATTTCGAGGTATGAACTCCAAAGTGCGGCTGTCCGTTGCATGTTGTCACTTGGATGTCCGTAATCTTGACCGCGCTCCTGAATAGTAGCTCGCGCTTCGTTGAGGTAGTCACGAGCGTTCATCGGCTAACCTGATGCTGTGTCTGAGCTTTGATAAGTCGGCGGGCATTAATCTTGCCCTGAATCTTGCCGTGTTCATGGCCTTTGGCATAACCAAGTAAATAACCGAAGATAAGGCCTAATGACCCCATCCCGATAAGTGCATGATCTACATTCATGATTGCTCCCATTCCGTCAGAATCTCTGACTTGTGAGAACTTTACATCAGCCTGATACGGCATCCACCTTTTTTAGATAACGAAACGATAACGATTTGGCTAGGGTCTTCATCTTCCATATAGGGGATAGCGATGCTAGCGGGCGCGTCCATAGACCTTGCCCTGCACGATAAAGGTGCCATTTTTCTCGATGTTAATAATGTCTACTTGGACTACTGAATTATGGACATACATGATGGCAAAGGCTTGCTGCCAATTAGCCGTTCCCTTGGTGTATGAGGCCTGTTTGAAGTCCATAAGGTTTCCTACCTCGACTCCGTGCAGAACACGCCCTAAACGGCCTCCAGAGGCCTCTGTGAAGGCGCTACGGCCTGCCCTATGGGTATGACCAGAGATTACGTTCTTCCCATGCCTACGGGCTGCCTCAAGGGCTGATAAGCCCCCTAGTTGTTTAATAGGCGTATGGTCGCCATGGACTGCAATCCAGCCCGGGGCGATGTTCATAGGGTTCTTATGAAAGGTTATGCCTAGTTCATCGAACTTCATGAACTTTTCGAATCTAAGCTCTGGCAAGGATAAGAAGCTAGGAATCTTCTTCATGATGATGTTATAGAGCCGGTCTGTGTGGTTAGACCTGATGCAATCCGTTACGCCCAGTTCCCAGAGTAGGTCAACGCAGCGGTCACGATCATGGCCAAGGGTTTGCTCATAAGCTGCGGGAGTGCCTTCTGACCATTTAGAAATAGCCTGAAAATCAATCTCATCACCGATAGTGACTGTCTGGTCTGGCTTAAATTTAGTTAAGAATTTAGCGATGTTCCAAGTGACATGCACGTCCTCGAAAGGCACCTGCAAGTCTGAAAGTATTACGATTCGCTTAATCGTCATCCTCATCTTCGTAGGGGATATTGTCTATGCGATTTGGCAGATTAGGTATGAGCCAATCAGGAAAGGCATCACGATCACCGAGTATCCAGAAAGCATGAGTCTCCGAGAAACCTGCGCGCCTTAGACTCTTGTACCATTCGTTGTACGCTATCGCTACAGCATCAAGCGCAGAATAAGTATCTAAGTCTATGACTGGTCGTTTCCTTGCCATGGCTTAAGTGTTACTTACCTAACAGCTCGATTATGGTATCGACACGCGTTTCAAGGCGATTGACCTGATCCTTGATAGATGAGCCGCCATTAGGCTTAAGTTCATGAAGGTAATACTTGACCAAGAACTGTAGATAAGCTGCTACGCCGCCAAGGACGGTAATTACTCCGACTGCAATAGCCGCAATATCTACCGCGCTCATTACTTCTTAGGGGTTGCGTACCCGAATACGCCTGCTAGTACAGCCCAAAGGATTGAGCGATAGTCGAGTGCAAAGTTAGATGCACCCCACGCTGCTAGGAACGCACCTGCTGTGAGAATTGCTGGGTTCTTCATGTTCATTTATTCGCCGCCTATCATCGGGATATTAAAGAACGAGCCATCTGACTCGCCTTTTTTAGTGAAAGAAATATGGCAATGTTTGCGGTGCGGATTAAATCCCTTGTAAGTTCTCCAACGCCAGCCCAAGATTGGTGATGCAATTCGTCCATCAAAAATGATGTACTTGACCCGCTTGTCTCGCTTTGCAGCTTGACGTATCTGATCTGCCAGATTAGGCATGAGGTCTGGCTTACCGGATTTACCTGCAAGGTCTCGGTCAACGTCGATGGCGTATACGATTCCCTTAAGTGGTATGT